GGAGCAAAAGTCCGTCGGTGGCCTCCCGTCCCTCTGTGGTAGACGAGAGTCTACCGTTTCTCCTCCTTTTCAGGCAAACACTGTATGTATGGGGCCGCTACTCACTCTCCCGGTAGCGGTCACGACCTTTTTAAAGAGAGATGCGGATTAGCCGAAGTCAAACGAATTTATCCAGAGGCCAAGACAGCACTCATCAACTACATAGAGCAGCACTTTCACAGCATCGAATCATACGTCTTCACCTGCCGTATCAAGGATGAGAACGGTCAAGAAGAGCAAATGACAGTCTATGACGTTGATTCATTTGTCGAGGCTTTAGGCATGCTGGAATCGGCAAAAGATACTCTCTGCTGTGCTAGACATGACGGAGATTTTAAGCCAAGGATAATCAATTAACATACAAAAGTAACGCGGCTAGATGTCGAATTTGCAAATTGACCCCAAGCAGACGAATGAATATGCAAAGGAGCGACGACCATGGAAGTCAATCTACGCGCCGTCATCCCACAGATCCAGAGTGCAATCAAAATCGGTGGAGACGGTAGCGCACGTATTCAGTTAGACGTACCCACAACCGAAATGCCGGAGTTGCTGAAGCTGGCAGCATATGGGCCGGGGAAGGTATTGAATCTGCATATCACCGTGGAGGACGAACAATGCTGAACGATGTGGATTTTGACGAGATAGACGAAGACCCTCGCATAAAGAGATAGGAGGAGACAGCATGGCGAAGTGGACGGAGCAGGAGAAGATAACAGCCCTCGCCATTGCTCATGCCTCCAGCATGTCAGAAGCAGAGAAACAGACAGGCATTCCAAAGGGCACTATTGGTCGATGGGCTAGCCAAATGAAGCAGCGAAACGAAACAAGCGAAACGAAACGAGACGCTAAAAAGATAAAAGACATCACGGAGCAAGTAGTTGAAGAGGCGAAACAAGAAGTTAAAGAGTATGTCACCGATCGAATAAAGCAAGTCTCAGATGGCTTGTTTGACCTGGTGGAAGTCGCGAAAGACGAAGCCATGAAACTTATTCAGTCCGGCCAAGACCCGGATGATAGCAAAGCACAATGGCTCAGGAGCGTCGTTGGGGCTATAGCGCAAGGGATAGAGAAACATCAACTCCTTGAAGGCAAGCCAACATCCAGGGCGGAGTTAAGTGGTGAGGTGAAGACAGTTCATGAAGAGCACTACCACATCACCGAAGAAATCATCTCCGAACGTCCAGAACTCGCCGACGAACTTATCCGACGAGGAATGGTGGATCGGAGGAGCTAGAGCTAATCTGCGTGTGTTTAATGCGTATGTGACGCCAACTTTCGATTGGACGCCTCCCCACATTAAACTCATGACAGAAAAGCTCATGGCTGTTGAACATGGTGGAATAAAGAGGCTTATGATCTTCTTACCGCCCAGGCATTCCAAATCCGAGAATAGCACGATCCATTTTCCCGCCTGGTATATGCTTCGTAATCCCGAGAAGCGTGTCATGGTCCTGTCCTATAGCGCAACACTCGCACAGGACTTCAGCCGCCGAACGCGGGCCATTGTTCGTGAGTTTGGTCCCAAACTGTTTGGCATTGAATTGTCCGATGAATCAGCGTCCGTGGAGCAGTGGTCACTAAAGGGCCATTTTGGCATGTATGTGGGTGCGGGCATTGGCGGAGGTATTACAGGCCGTGGATCGGCGCTAACGGTCATTGACGACCCCGTAAAGTCTCCGGAAGAGGCCAATTCTCCAACGTATCGGCAGCGAGCGTGGGATTGGTATATTTCAGCCGTATATAACCGGTTAGATCCCGGCGGAGCGATTGTACTCACTATGACAAGGTGGCATGAAGACGACCTAGCTGGGCGGCTCATTCGCGAAATGGAAAACGGCGGCGACCAATGGGAGATTCTTAGATTACCAGCGATTGCGGAAGATAAAGAAGATGTACTCGGAAGAAGGGCCGGAGAACCAATTTGGCCGACACGGTATGGGTTGCCGGAACTCGAACGAATTCGGAAAGTATCTGGGCCGTATGTGTGGAATGCTCTGTTTCAGCAACGCCCGCAAGCACTAGAGGGCGGCGCATTCAAAGCAACTTGGTTCAAATGGTACACACGAAATCAAGTGACATTTGACCGGGGAAAAGAGCAATGGGTATTCGCGGACGAACCCATGCGTCTATTCCAAGGCGTGGACCCAGCTATCTCTGAAAAAACGTCAGCTGACGACTTTGTAGTCTTTACCATTGGTGTGACTCCGACAAACAAGATTGTGTTGTTGGACGTGCTCCATGACCATATTGAGTTCACCGAGCAACCCCGTGTGATTGTGTCCAAATATCAGGAATGGATGCCAGAACGCGTGGGGATTGAAACGAACGCCTATCAGATGGCGCTAAAACAAGCTGTGGTGAAGGACGCCTTGGTGCCGGTCAAAGGGCTACATCATTCCGGCGACAAATACACACGCATCATGACGATGACTCCATACTTTGAGAATGGGCAAGTCTACTGCCGGGCCGCGCTAGATGATGAGCCAGGGTGGACAGATCAGACAAGGCTGCCCGGTGTCCGGATTCACACGAAGTTCCGGAAGTTCTATGAACAGGCCGTGACGTATGGCCCAAAGGCAGCGCATGATGATATTCTGGATGCCCTGCAAAACTGCTTTGATCTCGCGAAGCCACAGGTTGTTCCCAATGAATTCTACGTCGAAGCATAGGGGCGTTGATGTATGCAAGCATTCCAAGGCTTCAGGGGTTCATCTAACGGAGACCGTATGATTTGGCAAGAACACGATTCGCCAATGCCGTTTACCTGCTCACGATGTGGCAAGGAGTTTTCAAACGGCGGCACTCGGTGGATTGGTTCGTCGATGACACGATTTTCTCATTATGGGGCGGCATGTATCTGCGATGATTGTAGACACCCAGAGCGCAGGAAAGAGCGGGTGCCAAAACTGGCAGAAAGACGAACGGAATTGTAAGGGGTGAGTGGGCAATGGAATTTACCTTAATGCAAGAAGTCATCATCCAATCTGACGCATTCAGTTTACAACTCCCGATAGGGAAAACAGGAGTCATCGCAAAAATAGACCGTGCTGTTGACCAAGCCCAGCCTTATTGTATACGCGTGCCATGGAACCATGAATGGTACTGGGTACCCGAGTGTGACATAGCAGATGCTGCCGAATGGACGTCAAAGTCGGCTGAGGAAGTTGTGAGAGAATCGCTTATCAACGGTGCCCTTGATCGAAAAAACAAACAAGCCTTTATCAAGGCAATCAAGAATACCGGTGCGGAGCATGGACTAAACGAGTGAAAGATGATCTCTGGAAATGAAACAGGAATGGATAGCAGTCGTGGAGGAATTGCGTAGCACAGCAAAACGGAGTATTCGCGAGTAAAACGAAGATCACATATTTGGCACAATGCCTGTTTTCAACACTGTTTTTCATGAGCAAAGCAAGCCAAAACGGCTGAATCCGATGGAATATGAATGGTCGAGTTTGGTCAAAGACTACATAATGCATGTTATTAGACAAAGGATGGTGACCCATGGCTAGATCAATCGGCTCCACAGCATCGGATTATTCTCGACAGATAGCGCGAGACTCAGCAGATAGAATCGCGAATAAGAACCAGGGGAAGCCACATGTAGTCATCTACCGTGGGAGCAGCCCGATATATTCTTTTGATCTACCGGAGTTTGGCCGCTCCGTGATAGAGATGAGAGATGGGAAAGTCGTTTACGTGGAGCCAGGGCCAAGGCTCAAGATAGAATGAATGCTATTGGAGACACATCAGAAGCTGAAGAGAAATGGCTTGGAGCAGTGGCGATAGCAGAACAACTTGTACTTGGCATTTGATAACCTGGCCTACCGAAAACCGGCGGTCACTGATACATGAGCATGAGCCTATACGGCTTGTACTTGTGTATCGGTGACCGCCTTTTTGAGTTTACATAACATTTTCTGAAGGAGTGAGCGCCTATGCCAGACGGTTGGACGCAAGGTAAAAGCGGACTGTTCGTCCCCGAACGGTACGCGCTAGCGAAGCGGCTCCAAAATGCTTTAGCCAACAAATCCGAAAAGGGCAAGTTTTTTAGTAACT